GCTGTCATAAAAAGTTTTTGATAACTCACCACGCAAAGTAGTTTCACCTACTTTTCTAGTTTTAATATAAACTTGCACTGTACCACCAACATCTGGTTTTGTAAATGTTCTTATACCACCAGAGATAGTTGAGTTTGCACCATCAGCTGAATCCGGATATGTGTCGCTGATAGTAGCAGCGTTATCATACTCCCAAACTCCGTTTGAACCTGGAACAGTTACCCATGCCATTTGTTTATACTCCTAATTGTGCGTCAACTTCTTTATCAATATAGTTGTACAACACATCTGTATTAACATTATGAAAACTAGCAGTCTTATCAACTGCCGTTTCAAGTTTATCTATTACATTACCTTCTTCTTTATCTAATACTTTAAAGAAGTCAGTGACCACCTCTTTATGTAAAGGTGGCAATTCATTAAAAGTCTTAGTGTCAATTGGTGCTGACATTAAGTTACTGAGTTTCATTTGCCGGTGCCTCAGCTTCTGGCTGTGGATTGTTATTTGGCTCAAACTCAATTTGTTGTCCTTGGTCATCAAAGATAGCGTCTGTTCTATCATTTGGACCTGCGTATTCTGGTTTAGGGTCGCTGATATGTTCTGCTTCAGTTCCATTAAATATATTTTTTGCAATATCTACTCTTGCTTGGTCTAAAGATGTTGCTACTTTATCTCTTAACGCATCTTTAAACGCTTCGCCTGCATCCGCATTTTGACCAGCTGCCAAATCATCTACAAATTTTTTAACATGTTCACTCATTGTTTTCTCCTAATTAAGTCAAAGAACCGGTATCTTCTTCCGGTCCAGCAATAATGCCATCTTCAACTTCTTGTTTAATCTGTGCGTCAATCTCTTCAATATCTCTTTGAGATTGTTTCAACACATTCTTTCTAATGTACTCTACTGAATAATATTTACCAACATAATCTCTCATTGAGTCCGCAATTCGTATTCTTTCAAGTAACATTTCACTTTCTTTTAGTTCAGCAAAATGTCCGTCTTGTAAGAAATCATACATCATACTATCTCTAACAATATGCCAATCGTCATCTGAGATAACTTTCTTTAAGACTAATTGAGTTCTTAAAATGTCATTAAATAACTCAGTAAATTTCTTTCTTAATCTTTGAACAAATTTAGTAAACTTTAATTCATCTCTTGTAATTTCAGTAGAACGGCCAAGATTGAAACCTTGTGAACCTTCTAATCTACTTACTGGTACATTTAGAGAACGATAAAGTTTTGCTCTAAAGTATTCAATGTCTGCAATCTCACCTAAGTTTTGACCGCCTGGTAATGTAGTAATGTCAGTACCTCTACCACCTTCTCTACTTGGTAACCAAAAGTCCTCAAGCATAGACATATAGTTTCTGTCATCTCTAATTTCACCAGTGTTTGCATCATAAACTAATTTGTTACGATACTTGGCCATAACATCTCTAAGATATTGTTCAGCCTTAACTTTAGGTAAATTACCTACATCAATCTTAAAAATTCTTCTTTCTGGTGCCCTTGCAATTCTGTAAATAACAGTTGCGTCTTCAATCATTCTTAACTGATTGACAGGTTTAATTGCCTTATGTAAATAAGACAACACCATATTTTTATTCTGGTCAATTAAACCAGATGGTGTAAATGCAATTGCGTCAACGGCAATCTTAATACCAGCAGTAGTTGAGTTAGTAACACCTTTTTCATTAAATAAAAAGTATTCTTCAAACTCATCAGCCATACCAGCACCAACTGGTACTGCCACTCCGTCTGGTCTTCTTTTTCTTAATTCTCTAATCTTTTTGATTTTACGAGGGTCAATGTATCTAAGTTCTGTGATACCTTTTACTGGTGAATTTCTATCAATAATCTTATGATAGTAAACTCGGCCATCAACATACCATCTTCTAAAAATGTCGTGCCCTCTGGTATTGAAATTCATTAATCTCAATACTTCTTTAAATTCGTCTTCAATCTTTCTTCTTACTTCTTTACCATAAGGTAAATTTTCCAGATTTAGTTTTACGGAATCTTTAAGTTCATTACTAACAACGGCTTCGTTAATAATGTCTTCGATTGCCATATCACATTCTGGATGTAATGCGATTTCTCTATATCTTCGGATTAAGTCTGCTTCGGTTTTGGCATTACCTTCCATATCAAGGTATTGCCCAAAATAACCACCGGCGGCGATGGTTTGTGTACCATCATCCGCCTGTGGTGCTGTGAAGCTTTGCTTTGGATCCTGAGTATCTTTTACTCGTTTGATAGAAAATCCAAATAATTCAGCCATAATATTGTTTCCTTTTTATTACTTTAATGTAATACTATTTATCTACTTTTTAGGTAGTAGTATTTGTTTCAAAGTATTGGTATGCAAAAGTAACAGCAAATTCTTCAATCGCTGTTGCTTCGTCATATGTCAATTCAATCGGAGCAATTGTAGTAGGAAATACACCTCTTAAAGTGTATGACTTAATAGTTGCACCGTTCCTATCTAACTGGTCAACAAACGCATCAACTTGATAATCAGCAGGATTTGTTAATCCTTCGTTATCAGTCATGTTGTTAATACCATTCGACCATCTTTCAAACGCATTTCTTAGTTTGAAATCTGTATCGTTTAGTACAGTAATTGACCAATCTTCGATTGTTCTATCACCAGCAATCTTAATAGAACGACCTCTAAAAGGTACATTAAAACTAGGTACAGTCATACCTGGTAATGATGTTGCTCTACATAAGAACGCTAAGTCTTCAATTTCTCCGCCAACTTGTGCGTAACCAGGAAAAGGCATAGTTACCTTAAACTGATTGGCTCTAGCGCCGCCGCCTGCAAGTTTAGCTTTAAAGTCGTTAATGTTTGGCATGTTTTATTCTCCTTTATTAACCACCAGCTACTTCGTCAAAGCTGACGCCAGTTCTAGTTGCGATAAATTGAAGTGTAATGAAGTTAATGCTTCTAGCAGGTTTCACAAAGATTTCTGCTACAAACTCATTACGGTCAATTACTTCGCCTGTGTTGTTTGTTTCATCACACACTACTAAGAAGTCTGTGATACCTCTTCGACCTTGTACCTCTCTAAGGAATGGCTCTACAATGTTTCTAAAGTTCGCTCTTGTAAATTCATCATTGAATTCAAACAATTGGAATTTAGAAGCTGTTGCAATCGCCTTCTCTAAAGTGATGAAAAGTCTTCTAACATTTATTCTATCAAACGCTGATGGTGCTGATAGACCAGTTTTGTCACCGAATAACACAGTTCCTTGACCTGGGAAAGTAGCAACAGGATTAACTCTTGCTCTGTACAAGTCATCTCTTTGTGTCTTATTAGGGTTGTATGCAAGTTTAACTGCACCTCTAATAACACCTCGGTTTAAACCAGCTGGTGAGTACCATGCGTCTGCGATTAAGTCAGTTCTCGCTGATAGACCTGCAATGTCACCGTTTAATGGCACAAATCTGTATGTGTCATTATATCTGTCGTACATATATTTGTATCCACTGTCGAACACAACATATGAAGAAGAACGGATACCATTAAAGAATCCTACAACATTAGTTGTTTGTGAAGCTGCACTTGCAACACCTACCACATCTTCTCTTTCAGGAGATGCAAATACTACAGCATCTTTTCTGTTTTCTGCGATTGTGATTAGGTTGTCAACATGTGTTGCGTCACATTTACCAGCAATGATTAGACCTACATCTACAGTTTCAGCATCTTCAAATTTTTCGTATGCTGTTAACATTTGTGCTGTAGTTGCAGCTGAACCATTTGAACCTGCTTGAAGTGAAATATTACTTACTGCTGTCACATTTGTAAATGGTGTAGTAGCAGGTTGACCCCAGTTAGTACCAGATGTATTGTGGTCCATCCAGTAAATGTAATTCGATTTGTTTTGAATTACTGTAGGGTAGTAATTTGTGTCACCTTGTGAGCCTTTAGCGTCTGAAGCTTTTGATAAAGCAGCAAACACTTCTAAAACCTCACCTTTAGTTCCTGTAATTGCACCATCTTCGTCAACTACAACAATGTGAAGTTCGTCATTTGAACCACCTTGTTGAGTAACATATGGTGAAGTACCTGGAGCTTTGTTTACTAAATCATAGAATTCCCAATATCTAGTTACTGTAGCGCCGTCTGTAAGGGCTGCAAATAAACCAGAGGAATCTGAAGCAGTAAAGTATTCAGGTTCGTCTTTTCTTTTGATTGTAATATCGTTTGTTGATTTCGATAATACTTTATAGTTATAATTGTCACCAAAATTAATAATGTCACCTACATTAATTGTAGTGCCATCACTAACCGTAACAGTTGTGTCGCCAACAGCCGTAGCTGCGTCATTAACTGTAATGCCCGCTGAAGAATAAACTGAAGATGAAGGACATGTAGAAATTTTTAAACTATTTCCCCACGCACCTGCTGTCTTAGCAGCCCATAATCCAACTGAAGCAGAACCGTTAGCATAGTTGTCAACATAGTCTGTCAAGTTTTTGATAACAAATGTACTACCACTCTCGGTAGCATTTGATACAGATGAATTCTGTACACGAACAACTCTTAGAGCGTTAGAATACTGCAAGAAGTTTGCAGCTGAGAAAAAATCTTCATAGTTGTTTGCATCTGGTTTACCAAATGTAGCAACTAACTCTTGCTCACTAGAAATAGTCGTAATCTCGTCAATAGGTCCTTTTCTGAATTCGCCAGCAAAAGCTCCGATTGATGTTGATACGGCAGGAATAATTCTAGTTAGGTCTTTTTCCTGTACGAGAACACCCGGTGATACTTGAAATGCCATTTAGGTTTCTCCTTTAATTAGCTAATTAAACAATTTTTCATATTACACTTTTATAAAACCACTTTTCGTATTATTCATACGCCCATAGTCAAAATCAATTCTTACTTATTGATATTTATAATACTTACGGTTTTGACTATCCTTTGCGATAGGTAACGGGGTGCCATACTGTACCATATTCATCTACTTCCGGTCTTGTATCATCTAATCCGTCATCTACAAAACCAAAAGGCGCCATATCCTGTTCAATTAGATTGGCCTGTTCTTCATATAGTTGTTGTCTTGCGTTGGTATCTGTCATTTCTTTGAAATAAGGTTGATTAGATAGCCAACCAAATATGACTAAACACATCATCAAATCGTCTGTATTTCCTTCGTCAGCCTGCCAACTTTGGCCTCTTCTAACAAAGGTACTCATCTCTTCAACTATATTAAAATCATTAATTATAATTTTGTCACCTTCTACAAGTGACTTAATATTAGAACAACCAATTTTTTTAATCTGTTTGGTCATCTTAACACCAAATCCAGAACCTCTACCACTATAACCGGCACCTAATATTTGACCTGCACGGCCTCTTTGTGTGGTCATTAATAGGTTATCATATTCTAACTCAAACTGTAATGCTTCGGCTACCTGTTGTCCTAAGTCGTTTGTTTCTACCAACACATGAGCATGGTTGAAAGCGTTACATACTTTTTCAATTGTGTGTGGAAATAATAAAGGTTTAATATCGTTATCTCTAAACTTTGCAACTACTTTATAAGGCATTTTAGTTACATCTAATATAACAAATGCTGAATAGTCTTTAGTTACACCACGAGCCACATCAACTGTACAAACATATGTATGGCCTTTAATAGGATTTTCATATACATCTAAACCTGCATTTGATTGTAAAGGTTTTAGAAACGCCATATTTTTAATCTTAGCAGGACTAATCAATGTGTTTACAGAACCTAAAAACTCACACTCAAACTCTTGT